TAGAACCTCCCGGCGTGAAGCTAACTGATGGTCCTTCGCCAAGGTAAGGAATAGGCAAGCTTGCCTGAACCCCGGCCGCAAGCTCGTTGAGCTGTTTTGCTTGGATTGGCGACCCGGCTTCAAATCGAGAATTGAAGTGCGAGCCGGAGCCGTTGAATCCAAGGTCTTCCATTTTTATCCGAAGATGGCCGAAGCCATCGGGCCGTAAATGTCGGAGTCCCAACCAAGCTCGCCGCCAATCATGATGTCATAAGTGACCTTGATTGCGCCGTAATAATCAGGACTTCCGATGCACTCGGCGTTTGCCGCCGTCAGCAAGCATAGGTCAGGGGAAAGCGCACCGAGAATGTCGTTAGGCGTGATTAACTTGAACATGTCATCTTCGTTAGACAAGGTTCGTCCCACCCCGTTGGTCATGGCGGCGGCCCGGTATCCCTGCGCCCGGTTGAAGAAGACGACGCCACGGACGGAATACATAGGTCGAAGGAAGTGGCGGATGCCAGCCTTACGGTTGCGAGTTCCGTCGGCGGCAAGACCGAAACCATCAAAGCGCCAAGGCGCATAAACATCCCCGGAAGGAATGAAGATTGGTTTGTTAGGATTGCTGGATGGCTGGGAAGGAGGCCCGGCGAGGATTTGCGTCGGAGACTGATTTCCAATCGTGTCGTCCGTGACGATTGTGAAATTGGGATGCGTCTCGATTGGTTGCGCCGTCGTGTTGGAAACGCCGGTGATTTGGCAGTCGGTAATTCCGGACTCTCTTTTTACTCCGACGAAATCAATAGTCACAGTCGCAACACCGCCCGGCTGAAGACTGATAGCATACTTGTATGCCGTCATTTCAATACCGATGTTGTAAGGGTAAGGAGCGTTGGCAAAGCTCGCCGTGTTCAGGACGTTTACGATTTCTCCGTCTGCGGAGTCCACGGTGAAGACGAGCTGGGACTGAACAAGCCCGTATGCGTCGCAAGTGATAGAACCTTGAGGAGCCGGAACGTAATCACCCCAAGTAAGAGGGTTTCCGTAATCAATTCTCGTCGTAGAAGGGGTCGGCATTATTTTGCGATGTTGGTAGGTTTCTGCACCGGGGCTTTCTCTGCGGCCTGAGCAAGTTTCGCCGTATTCTCGGCAGTCTTGGTTGCCGCGTCAAGCATCGAAGTCTGGTATGTGCCGGACATGATTGAGCCAACGTCACCGCCACCGATTTCCTGCAAAGAGGAAACCGCCATAGCGCGGACATTGTTCAAAAGGGGAGGCCCGGTTTCTTTCTTGTCCTCCTTCGGCTTTTCTTCCGCCTTCTTAAGAAGCGCGTAAAGACCCTCTTGTGCAAGCTTCGCAGTCCGGGACTCCTTTTCGCTTGAGAAAAAGGACGTTTCAATTCCTTTGAGTCTATCGATTGCGGCCGTGACTGCATCCCGGTCGCCTTTTAATTCTCCGAAGATTTGACCAGAAATGGAGCGGGCTTCCTGTTCTTCCGTTCCGCCTGTCTCTCCGTAAGTCCCCGCAAAAACCTCTTGGGCGACTCCCTTCCCTTCAACCCATGCGGACGCGGCGCCGAGATTTTCCAAAATCACAGCACCGACTCCCTTCATCCCTTCCTTGAATCTTTCGATTCGGCGCTCTGTCTTCGCGAGAGCCTCAATCTGCGCGTCGCCTAGGGTCTTAGTGGCCTCCGTAAACGCCACTAGGTTATGTCGGCCATTCTTGTAAACAGCGGCCAACTGCTCGCCTTGAACGCCGAAGAGTTGGACGGCTCGCTGGGCGGACAAGGCCTCGTTCCCGGTTCGGTCGTACTCGTCGGACATGCGAGCAAGAACCTCAATCGCGGAGATTCGTCCGGAGCTGATTTCATCCTCCGTGAACTTTAATCCGATAAGAGCGGCCCGGTGGGACGCGCTCCCTTTCGATGCGGCGTCTGTGACCTTGGCGAAGTAGTTCATCGTGCGACCTACTGCTTCCATGGAAACGCCTACCTCTTTGCCGTATTTGGCAACCTTCTGGAACTCGTCTGAGCCAGTGCCCTTGCCGAATCTTTTGAAAGCATCGTCAACTTCTTTTGCATACTTGCTTGTCGCCATGAGGTTCTCGACCAGTTTGCCAAACAAAGCGCTCAACGCAACTGCCGCAGTAAGGCTCGCCATCGTAGACTTCGTGAAGTCCTGATACCAAGAAGACAACGCTCCCCCGGCCTTAGCCGTCGCGGATTGAGCGCCTTTGGATACATCGGAGAAGTCTCCTCCGAATTTAACTTTTACGTCGTCAGCCATGTTCTCAGTTTTGAGTTTCTGTGTTTAGTTCTTCTTTGTGTTTCCTCATGGCTTCCCATTCTTCGTCCGTGATGATTTTTACCTCGGAACCCTGATAGGCGCAATTTGCCATGTGCATCCAGATTGCTTCAGCTTCTGGCATTGTCCAAGCTTCTTCGGTCGTGCAACCATTACGCACAAGGGATGCGACGACCGCAAGTTGCCAAGGGATGCCGTTGTTTGCTTTTGAGTCCTTGTTTTCTTCTTCCTGCCAGAACCGAGGCCAAGATGCCTGCAAGTTGAGGTATTCAATCAGCTTCGACATTTCCTTGATTAACAGGCTCTGATTGAACTCAATCCGGCTGACCCAGAACTTTTCTTTCAACGTCGCCGGAGTGGCGATTTCCTCAATAGTCTTGCTTGAAAGTATTTTTACGGCCGCAACTAAATGAGATGCAGACATCGGAGCGCCGGGCCTCAACACGGGACTGTCGATTGCTTCAAGAGCAACCCGGTGTCTGAGGCTGAACTTTAAAAGACGAACACCGCAAACCTCGATTGAGGGTTGCAGAATCGTTGCCGCTTTAATCCACCGCTTTTCCATTGGTGGGTTATCCCTTGAAAGGGATTAGGCGATTTCCTGATACTTGCGGCCGTTGATGGCTACCTTTCGGAAGCTCTCGTTGGTGCCGTCGTTGGTAATGTCGTCAATGATGTACGAAATACCACCGTAAGTAACCAAGTTGCCCGGAACAGGAATCGCGCCGCCGATTTTAAGGACACCGGAGAAATTGACGCTTTTGAGAAGGTCGTCTTTTCGAACGGTGATAATGCGTCCTTGAGCGTCCTTGACTTCGACGTGAAGGTTGGTGTTTTCCTTCAGATTGTCCGACTGAATAGTGATGAAGGACGAGGTCACATCGACCGGGCCAAAATCGTGGTCAACGCCGTAAGTATTGGGGAGTGACATGAGGGTCGCTTGGTGTTGAGTCTACGCGGGAGTCAAGCCGTGGGATAGACGGCTACTGCGGTGTAGGTGAGGACATTCCCGTAGCGTCTGTCGGAAACACCCTCCTCGTCTGAGCGTAGCCAAGCATGGTACAGCTTTCCCTGAGTCCATGCGGCCTTGAGTCCGGCCAAGTCCTGCATGATTGCCTGAACAGCCTCTACCCGTCCCCGGTGTAGGTTCAAGGCCTCGACTTCCGTAGGCGCGTCGTCGGCGGAGGAATAGATGTAGATTTTCAGGCTCAACTCAAAATTGCCTAACGGACGGGAACCGAAGTTCGGGTGGGCATCTGCGCCTTCCGCGTAAAGGATTACTGACGGGATTGAGCGAAGCTCTCCCGTCTGGCCGATGTTGACTTGGACGCCGGGGAGCATGGATGCGTTAGTGGCAAACCAAGCCGCGAGGGACTGCTCGGCGATTGTGCGGATTCCGTAGGTGGTCATGTCAGAAGTGCTTTTGAGTGTTCGTAGTGAGTCCTTGGGCCGTTGCAAGCCAAAGCGGAACCTTGCGCTTGTTAAGCTCCGCGGCCATCTTGACGCGCATGGCGTATTGACGGTAGCTTATTGCGGCCTTGAGGAGTCCTTTCGGCATAGCCCTAAGCCCGAAAAGGTGTCCGATTAGAACCTCTGGCTTCATCGGCTGTTGAATCATGTCCTGCCCGATAGCGTAGGACTGACCAATCTGGTGGTTCTTAATCCATGCCGGGGCGCGGATTTCTTTTGAGCGAATCTTCTGGGCCGCAAACCAATACCCGGACTTCAGGGAGCCGATGTCCTTTAGCTTCTGCTTGGCGTACTTGGTGATGTCGGACTCTTTCTTGACGAAGGCAAAAGCAGACTTGGACTGCTTGGCATAATCGACAAGACCACCCTTGCCAGAGTATTTACGCAGTTTCTGGTGGGTCTTTGTCATCGCTCCGGAATCTGAGCCGACATAGGCTAAAGTGCGCCGGGCAGGGTTTCGTGCCTGAAACATCTCCCATTGTTTTTGTTTTGAAATGCTGGACTCCCCGGAGCCTTGAGACTTCGACCATAGCTTGAATACTTCGAAGCTTCGCATGTCGGCGACCTGTTGCTTGGTCGCTTTTTCGATTGGCTGGAATACTTTGAATAACGCATTGTGGACATTTTCCTCGCCCTTCTTTTTTGACCCCGGGTCCATCCCCTTTCCGGCGCTGGTGAACGGACGGGTGTATTTGACTAAGTCCAAACAAAAATGACCAGCCTGTTCTCGGACGACTTCGCCCAATTCCTTCCCCATGACCTTGGAATAGTCATGAAGGTGGGCCATCAGCGTAGAAGCATCAAGCGAGACATGCTTTGTTGGCTTGATAGCCATTATCAGGCCGGGCCGACCTTGGTCTGAACCCGGACGATAACCCAAGCCGACGGAGGGCGGTCGTTGATGGCAACGATGCGGTACTGCCTATTGTTGAAGCTAACTAGGTTTCCGAAGATGACCACGCCGGGGTGGGCGAGGGTATCCGCTTTGAGGAACTTAACATCAAACGATGCCGCATCAAGGAAGCCGCCCGTTTCCAAGTCCTGTTGAACCATGGGGTCGCCCATGAGGACATTGAAAGACACCGGAAGGCCGGAAGCTTTCTGGACAGTAACAGCCTTGGGAATCTCGTTAAGGATTTCCCCGGCATCTGCGGCCCATTCGTCTTGGATACTGCCCATGTCCCTACGCGGGAGTCAAAAGGCCTCCACGGGCCAGCTAGAGGGGTCTATTGGCCCTCCCAAACAAAAGACCCCGGTTGCCCGGGGTCTTGTTACGCCTGACCTCTGGATTAGAGGTCGGAGATGACGACGCGGAGGGCGGCGTCGGGGTTACCGACGGACTCACCCGTAATCCACGAAGCCGAGACGTTCGACAGACCCTTGGTCCAGTCGTACCAGCTACGGAGCGCGAAAGCGAAGCCGGAGTCGGGGTCTTGGACGGTAATCTGCTCGCCACCACCCGTGGTCGGGGCGGCAGGGACGCGCGTCACGATGACGTGACCTTCGCGGCAGGAGGCGATGCCGTTGAGCTTCTCGGTGAAGGTCGTGCCCGAGCCGGGGAAGCCGTTGTACTCGTAGATGTCGATGCCGTGGAGGCGACCGACCTTACCATCGCGAATCACCGAGGTGTCGCCGATGGAGAGGTACTGGGCCACGGAGGCATCCTGAAGGAGCTGGCCGAAGGCATCCGGGGTGAGGAGCAGGGAGCGCTCGCCCATCGGGAGGTTAGCCTTGGTCATGGCGGTAGCCGCGCCAGCGATGGCGACGCGGTTGAAGTTGGCCTTGGTGCCGGTGTAGGCGATGCCGGAGTAGTTGGCGGCAGTCGTCAGGCCGATAACGCCATCGAACAGGGACTTGACGGTAGCGTTAGCCATCGGGGCGATGAACACGCGACGGAGCATGTCGAGCGAGATGGTGGCGACTTCGGTGTCGTCGAAGGCCGCGGCGACATACTTGTGGTCGGCGAGCGTGATGGCGACATCGGTAGCGTCAGCGTCAGACGGAACGAAGCCGTTAGCGCGGACGTAGGTGTTCGCCGTGAACTTATTGGCGAAACGGGTGTGGACGACCTGACCCTTCTCAGCGACATAGGCGGAGAAGTCGGTGGTCACGATTTTGTTGAGGGGAGCCAGCACCGGGACGAGGGTGCGGAGGGTTTCCGCGGCCACGAACTGAGGAGCCAAGCCCTGATTGAGGACGTTGTTCGACATGATTATTTAGGGAGTGAGGGGTGGGTGAAAATTACTTGATGCCCAGATGGGCGACGATGCTGGCGCGGTTCTTGTTGTAGAACGCAAGCTTCTCGGACGGGCTGGTGATAGCGAGGTATTCGTTCCAGACTTCTTCCGGGGACTTGGATGCAACGCTGTCCGCGGCGGAGATTTCCACCGGGTTAACGCCGACGGAAGCCGCGATAGCCGCGGACTTCTTGCCGACGGATTCAATCTGCGAGACAGCTTGCTTCTTCAATTCCTCGGTGGCGGCGAGAGCCTTGGTCAGTTCCTCGACCTTGGCAATGGCCGCGTCTCGCTCAGAAGCAACCGCGGCGACAGCCTTGACGGAGGCCTTGGCGGAGGCTTCGGCGGAGTCCTTGAGGGACTTGTTCGCGGCCTTGAGGTCGGAGACTTCCTTCGCCATCTTTTCGGCCTCGCCGGACTTGGAGGTGAAGGCGGACTTGAGCGCCTTAAGGGATTCTTCGAGGGTCATCGGTCTTGAGTTGAGCCTACGCGGGAGTCAAGCGACTCCCTTAGAGCGGTTCTTCTTGACCGAACCCTTGTTGTGCTTGGAGTCCGTCTCGACAGCTTTCTCGCCGGAGTCATTCTCGTCGTCCGCGTCGTCCTTGGACTTGTCCTCGTCGGGCTTGTCCTCGCCGTCAGGCTGGGGTTCGGTACCATCGTCGTCCTCGGATTTCTTTTCCTCTTCGTCGCCCTCGGATTCGGGCTTCTCGTCGTCGTCAGACTTGGAATCGGGCTTGTCCTCCTCGTCCTCATCTTTCGGCTCCTCGTCGTCGCCTTCGGACTTCTTTTCGTCCTCTTCGTCCTCGTCCTTTGGCTTGTCGTCGTCGTCAGACTTGGACTTCTTTTCTTCGTCTTCGTCTTCAGACTTCTTGTCCTCGTCTTCGTCCTCAGACTTCTTATCCTCGTCTTCGTCTTCGGACTTCTTGTCCTCGTCTTCGTCCTCGGCGGACAGCTTAATCTTCAGGCCGGAGAGAGCGCGGGAGGCCGCAGTAGCCCGAAGCTTCTTGAGGGCCATGGCCTCTTCTTCTTCGCCGTCCTCTTCGGAGGAAGCACCAATCTCGTCTCCGTGACGCTTGTCGTTTTCCTCGTCGGACTCGACCTGAGCGAAGACAGCCGCATCGAACTCCTTCATCATTTCATCGAAGCCGTTGGTCAGGGAGGTGACAAGCCCGGCTTCGGCTCCGCGCTTGCCGGAGAACATCTGGCCTTCCATCGAGCTATCCTCGACGAAGGTGCGGACGGACTTAACCGCCTCCTTGAAGTCGGCATGAATGTCTTCGACTTCCTGCTGGAGCATCTTGCGCTGGTTTTCGTCAAGGGACGTTCCGGGGATGCCAGCACCCTTGTAAGTTCCAGACTTGATGACATCCATCTTTACGCCTTCCATCTTGAAAGCTTCCGAGCAATCAGGGAAGGCGATGTACACGCCGATTGAGCCTACGGACGATGAAGGGGTCGCGTAGAACTTGGAAGCCTGAGAGCCAAGCCAGTAAGCCGCGGAACAGCATTCGTTGCCCGTAAAGGAGATGACCTCCTTGGAGCAATTCTTGATGCGGTTAGCCAGCTCGGGAACACCGACCGACGTGCCGCCGGGGGAGTCGATGTCAAGGATGATGGTCTTGATGGAAGTGTCGCGTTCGCACTCCTCAAGCATTTCCTCGACGTCGTGGATGTCGCAACAGCCGCAAAGCGACTCAAGCTCAGACAGGTTCTTGCCGATGACACCCTTGACCGGGATGATAGCGAAGGGAGGGAACTTCTCGAGCGTCGGCTTCTCGCCGAAGATGGCGGAAAGCATTTCGCCCATGTCGGACATCTTCGCGTCCATGGGGATTTCCATGTCGCCGACCCGGTTGAGGTAGGCCTCCGCCTGAGCGGGCTGGATGAGGAGAGGGCGCTGGCCCTTGAAGTCCTTGGAGAGATTACGCATTGGAGTTATTTTGAGATTCGTCAGGGAATGGGGTGAATGATTCCTGCGGTGGTGCAGGACTGTTTCCTAGCGTCTGGTCGATGTCCGCCGGGTTGTTAGAAGGCTGGTAAATGGACGAAACCGGGACATTGAACTCGGTCGCGGTTTCTTGGATTAGCTTGGCATCGGCGGCCCGGCGGCGGATTTCCTCGCGAGGGTCCATGCCCAGCTCCGAGAAGTGGTCTGACAGGGTCTTGAGACCCATCGCGATGTCTTTCTGGTTGGCCGCGGATTCCCGGCCAGCGTCGACAGTAACGCGGCGAGGAGTGACCCAATTAACCTTGTACCATTCGTCGTTCGGAGGGAGGTCGCCTCGGGCAATGGCGTTTCCGATGACGTAGCCCCAAACCGGGGTAAGGAAGCGCGTCATGAACATGTGCTGGCGAGCGCCGAAGTGGCGTTCTGCCTTGCTGACAACGAGACGGATGGCCGAGCCTCCGATGCCATTGGGGTCTGCCGTGAACTGATACGGGAGGACTCCCGCGGTGGAGTCTTTCTGGAGATGCTCGATGAATCCGGTGAAGGTGGCGTTGGGACGCTGGCTCTGGAAGCTGTCTAGCTTCTCGCCGGGAGCAAGGGAGAGAATCTTACCGCCGATGAAAGCGCCGACCTGTTCCGGGTTGTCGTAAACTCCGTTGGGGTAATCCTGCGGACGCATGCCGAAGGCTTGGAAGTCGGAAACACTTCCATCGAACTGGGGGTTCTCGCGAGTGATGGTTCGGGTGATGTCCCCGGCGGTCTTGACGGCCAGCTTCTCCATCGACAGAATCTCAAGGATGTCGATTAGGTTGTTGATGCTGTGTTGCATCGGGGAGTAAGCCCGCGCACCCGAGACATTCTCAGGGTGGTGCAAGTGTAGCATGGAGTTGGCCGGAACCATCCGGGTCGTGCCGTCGCTACGGATGACATTGTAGCCGACGACCGCTCCGTACTTGTTGAACATGATGCCGTCGAACATGCCTTCAGGAGCGCCCATGGCCGCGGCGGAAGTTCCGACGCGATGGGACTCGATGAGCTGAATCTTGGCGACTCCGTCAGATGAGAAAGTCTTGAGGACGAACATTTCGCCGTCCACGTCTACCTTACGGCAAGCAATCTGCTGGCATTCCCAGAAGTTGAATCGCCCGGTGATGTCGCAAGGTTTGTTGGCCCAATCGAGGAAGTAATGTTCCGCCAACCCGTTCCAGTTCTGGTCTTTGCTTGCGGCCTGACCGCGGATGCCGTCTCCGATTGCGTACATCACATTGTCAGAAATCATCTGACGGATGAGGCCGGAGTTGACCGCGAGCCAGCGCATCTTGCGCGTAAGCTCTTGGCGGTCGAAGACCGTCATTACTTTCTTCTGGTCGGCGGGCCAAGGGGTATTGACCCACTGGCGTTTGTTGGAATACTTCGCTCCTTCGAACTGCGAGAAGATACCGGAACCTCCGCCGCCGAACCCGTCGGCCATGGTCTTCAGTCCCTTTTTGCGGGCATACGCCTTCACATCGGCGACAGCTTTGCGGACTTGAGACTTGGTAAGTTTCTTAGGCATAAACTCTTATAGACCCCGGAAGTTCCAAAGTCCATTGTAAACACGGACTCGGTCGATTGCTCCGTACTGAGCCGGGTCTTTGATTTGAAGCGCGTATCGGCATTCAATCAGAGTCGTCTGGATGTCCATCGGGAAGGACTTGGTCACCGAAGTGCCGGAGTCCGTGTAGCTCATCATGGTCTTTCCTTCCATCAATAGGCTCGCGGCCTTGTCAGCGATAGCTTCAATGCGAGCTTGAGATAGGATTAAAAAGCACCCGGTTGCCTGAGCCATAACCCTACGCGGGAGTCAAAATGGAAGGCCCATCCCTTGACCATGTTGGCAGAGGGGATGGGTGCCGCCTCCGAAACCCATGCCCGAGCAAAGGAGGTGCGAGTTGAATCTGAATGCCCGCGTTGGGATGTCAAGCCTCAGTCTCGCCGGAAGCTTCCTTCTCCTCCGGAGCGATGACATCGTCCGGCTTGCCCGTCAGCCGCCAAGCCAAGGCCGGGAGGATGCAGATAACCTCGCAGTCCCAAAAGTGATTGTCCTTTGAGCCGATTTGCTCCCAGAATGGCTTTCCGTTCGTGGCGATGGTTCTCTTTTCGGACTTCATCTGGTCCCGGTACTCATCTGAGACATCCTTGGGAATCATGTGCTTGCCGCGCTTGATGAGCGCCGCCAGCACGTCTTTAAGGCGGAGATTGGAGAAGTAGAACCTCTTCACGCGCTTGTTTCCGACCGCCTCTACCACCGGGGCAGAATAGGGACGCAGTTCAGTCTTAAGTCCGACCGGGGTCTTGACCCTCCAAGCGAACTCGTTGCGCTGGTCGCCTCGGGTAGCCACCCATCCGTTGGCCGCGCATGCCTGAAGCACTTCGTCAGGCTGGTAGCCGGAGTCGATAAACACGTTCGCTGGATGGACTTGGTATTTCTTGTGGGCCTCGGCAAGCTGTGACCAAGAGAAACAATAACCGCAGTCCACAAGCCGGGAGCGTCCGTCGCCAGACCAGCCGCGGATGACCCAGTAGAAACCGCGCTTCTGAACGTCCACACCCATGAAACGCATACGGACGAAGTCCGGTTCCGCCCTCATCTCCGGCGTAATCAAATGGAACGCGGTCGGGTGTCCCTTGACGAATCCGCCCTCCTGCTCCCAGTCTGAACCCATGGCAAAATCGCTCGGAGTGGCATCGGTCTTGATTTCGTCCGGCTGTTCTTCGAACTTTTCGGCCAATCGTTTCTGGATGAAGATGCGTAGAGGCTCCTCGTCGCCGTACTCTTCAATGGACTCCTTGGCTTTGATTAGCATCACCGCAAGCTCCCCCCAGCTCATGGTCGCAATGCTGTTCCAGTGAAGCCCGATGTAACTTGAATTGCTGGTTGGCTTTGTGGCTACAAATTTGCCATTTGCGTTAGCTTCAAGCCGGGTGGCGTTGGTGTCGGGTAGCTTCGCTTTGCATGAAACGCACTCGTAAGTCGTTCCGTGGGCAACCTTCAGCAAGTCCCATTCATCATTTACCTTCGCGTCATCCGGGAACTTAACCTGCGACCAGACCCATGGCTGGAGATGGCCGCAAGCCGGGCAACACATGTTCCAATCTCTCATGTCCGTTGCCTCATGAAGCTGGTGGAACTCCTGACCGTCCTGACCACCCTGCGACATGAAGATGCGCTTTCCCATCCAGCCGAACGCGGTGACACGCGCGGAGGCTTCCGCCAAGTGTCCCTGAGGGGCCATCCAGCACTCGTCAGCGATGACGTATCGAAGAGAAAGTCGCTGAAGGTTTGTCTCGTTATGAATGCCGCGGCAGTAAATGGTCATGCGGTCAAAGTCCGACGTCGTGGAGCGTTCCATGTCGTCGTTCTTGAACTTGGCCTTCACCGGCGGGCAATTGTTCCACACCGGGCGAAGGTATCGGATTGAGAAGTCTTTAGCCTCTGCATCAGTAGCTTGAAGCACCATCGTCGGTCCGGGTTGGTTCGCGATGACGTAGCAGGAAAACAACCGGGCGAGCAAGGACTTGCCGGACTGGATGCTGGCGAGGATTGTCAGGAGCCGCGTCTCGGGGTCGGCGGCGATACGCAAGGCCTCCGCAATCCATGGTGTCCGCTCGGCGCGGAAAGGGCCGGGCATCGGCGAGTCAGGGATGGCAAGCACGTTCTGCTCAAGCCAGTCCACGATGTCTCCGGAGTAAGCCGGGCGAATGACAGTCTTCCCGACCTTGAGGAGTTCCGCCTTATTCATCCTTGGAAAGCTCCGTTCGGATTCTCAACGACCAAGCCTCGAGAGCTTTTACCGCCTTCGCCGGGTTCTCCGGGTTGCAGGCTTCCGCTACATCAAGAGCGAGCTTGTCCAGTCGGTTGACGAAGTCGCTCGCAAGCTTCCGCATGGCTTCGGTCGCATCTGAGGCCCGGATGTATTCCCGGTTCATCAGAGCGAGCCTGTCCGCTTCCGCTTTTAACTTGGTCAGGGTGTTGACGGTCTTGTCGTAGGATGCGTAAAGACGGGACTGTTGAGGCGAGCCGGACTTTACCGCCTTGATGTACTGATTACGCGAAATCTGGACAAGGATACGCTGGCGCTCTACGATAGAATCAAAGGTCTCCAGTACGGTCTGTGGAGTCTTTTCTTCTACCTCTTCGGGGTTTCCCTCACCCGGGGCGGCGTCTAGCTTGTAGTCGCCCGGAGCGATGCCAGTGGTCAGGCC